AGAACTAGCGGCAAGTCTTAGGGCGCAACGTGATGATAAGTTAGTTAATGAAGTAGACCCTCTAGTAACTAACCCTCTACGATGGGCTGAACTTACAGATGCTAAACAAGCAGAGTGGACACAGTATCGTACTGACTTGCTTAACCTAACAGCGCAAGCAGGGTTTCCAAACACAGTTACATGGCCTACAAAGCCAGAATAATAATAATAACAGTCACCCTTCGGGGTGGCTCGTTACAACTAATTAAAGGAGACACATATGTCTAAGTCAAGGGATTTGGCCGATATACTTAGCGGTAATATTGGCTCCCGAAACGTAACAACAGACGGTCAAAAGCTAGATACAATAGAAACAAACGCTAAAGATGACCAAACAAAAGCAGACATCGATGCTCTTAATATCGATGCTGATACATTAGACGGTAACGATAGTTCTTATTTTACCAACTACACAGATACACAAATAGCGGCTATACCTGAAGCTTCTTTTGCTAATTTAACAGGCAAGCCAACTACTGTTGCAGGCTATGGAATTACTGACGCTTATTCAGGTTCTTTTGCAGACTTAACAAACAAACCTACAACACTAGCGGGATACGGCATTACAGACTCTTTAGAGCCAGCTGATGCAACAATACTAAAGGACGCTGATATAGGTGTTAATGTTCTTGCATACGACGCTAACGTAGTTTCAGACGCTAACTATGTAGCAACAGATGAAAACTTTACTACAGCTGACCACAGTAAACTGGACGGTATTGAAGCTAATGCTACTGCAGACCAAACTAAAGCGGATATTGATGCTTTAAATATAGACGCAGATAAGCTAGATGGCCAACACGGTTCTTATTATACCGACTATGCGGATACTGCGATAGCTAACCTTGTTGATTCTGCTCCGGGAACTTTAAATACTTTAAACGAATTGGCTGATGCTTTGGGGGATGACCCTAACTTCGCCACAACCATGACTACAGCTTTAGCTGGTAAAGTAGATGACTCACAGGTTCTTACCAATGTTCCTAGCGGTGCTTTGTTTACAGACACTAATACTACATACTCTGTAGGTGATGGTGGTTTAACGCAAAAGAACTTTACATCTACACTAAAGACTAAACTAGATGGTATAGCATCAAATGCTACTAATACAGCAACCCCTGCTATTACATCAAACGGTTCAACACCATCTTTAGCATCAGGCATAACTGCCGCAGAAGTTAGGTCTTTGATTGGTGCAGGTACAAGTTCATCTGACACAGTCTACACTCATCCTACATTTAACGGTGATGACTTTAGCATTGATACAGGACATTTGTCAGGTGCAACAGTTATTGACGATTTAGATATCAATATTACTACAAATAGTGAAGGGCATGTAACAGACGCTAATGCGACAGTTGGTACTCGTAACCTTACACTGGCTAACTTAGGTTATACTGGTGCAACAAACGCTAACAACTATTCTCACCCAACTGGAAACGGTAACAACCATATTCCTAGTGGTGGTTCAGCGGGACAAATACTCCAGTATTCTTCTGCGGGTACAGCGGCTTGGACAACTCCAACAGGCGGAGCATCATTCCCTGCGGCTCCCACATGGACAAGCCCACAAAATACTTTCACTTCTTCTGGCACTTGGACTAAGCCCGGAAGCATTGGCACGGACGACTGGGTAATAATTTACCTACTCGGCGGCGGTGGCGGAACTGCTTGGACTGCGGCAGGTGCCGGCGGTGGCGGTGGTGCTACTGTTATAGCAGTTCAAGGTGGACAATTACCTTCAACTATAACTTGCACAGTCGGTGCGGCAGGGGGTTCAGGTGGACACCAACACGGCGCTAGAGGTGGCTCTACTTCAGTAACCATAAGCAGTAGAACCTTTACAGCAATAGGCGGCGCTGGCTCCTCTAACGGGAACTCTGGCTCAGTCGGAGATAGTCAAGACAAAATAGTAACTTCTACTCTTGATACTCTTATCCCTACAGAAGGAACTAGCCCTTGGACAGGTAATAGTACTTACGCAGGGGGTTATGGTCGAGGCGGGGTTTGGACTAACCAATTCGGCACTGGTGGTCGTGTAACATTTTACTACTAATTAGAAAGGACAAATAAGATGGCAAAATATGCAATAATTGTAGACGATGTAGTTGACAACGTAGCAGAATCTGATTTTCCTTTGGAATCAAATTGGTATGAATGCGGCGATGACATAATCATAGGCGACTTACTCGTAGACGGTGTAGTTATTCCGAAAAACTCTCGTGCAGACTGGGAAAGGATAGAAAGAAGTATCAGGCTTGAAAGAGACGTAGACCCTATAGCGGGTAACGCTCTTAGATGGGCAGACTTGTCTGCTGAAGAACAGCTTCATTTAGCCAATTACAGACAGGCTTTGCTGGACATCACAGAACAAGAGGGCTTCCCAGAAAATATAATCTGGCCTACACTATAAATAAAATAACAGTTACCCCTTCGGGGGTAGCTAAAATTTACTCTAATTTAAGGACTATTCATGTCAAAAAAGAATTCTCGCTTTGTAACTAAAAAAGATTCACGTATGCCTAAATACATGAGAGAAGAGGATGAACGGAGAAATCCAAGTAAGTATAAGAAATTTAATACTAATTTCCATGTCTTACCAAAGAATGAAAAACAAGATGACTTGTTTAATGCAATAAAACATAACCCAATAACAGTTACTATAGGCTGTGCAGGTACTGGCAAAACGTACTGTAGCGCAGGAACGGTAGGACAGCTGTTTATGTGGGGTAAATATAAGAAGATTGTTCTTACGAGAGCAAATGTTCCTACAGGGAAATCACTCGGACACTTTCCGGGAACTGTAGAAGAGAAAATGACACCTTGGTTAATGCCAATGTTAGAAGTTTTAAGTAAAGCTTTTGGACAGGGTAAGTATGAATATATGCTAGCTAAAGGTGAGATAGAGATACAACCTATCGAAACAATAAGAGGTCGTTCCTATGAGAACGCTCTCGTGCTTGTAGATGAAGCACAGAATTTATGTATGGATGAGCTAAAGGCGATAACAACACGTCTAGGAGAAAACTCTAAGCTAGTGCTTATGGGAGACCCTGCTCAATCCGATGTTAGAGATGGTCGAGACCTTATGACATTTTGTCGTAAAGTTAATGGGGCTGGTTTAGATATACCGGTAATACAATTTGGCGTTGAGGATATTGTTAGAAGCGATATCGTAGCTGACCTAGTAAGACTATTTATAGAAGAAGACATGTAACAGAGAGAGAGCCTTTAGTGACGTTTGATGGGGACTATTATCCACAGGTTGCTAGAGGCTGTCCTCGTGCCACTTTGGAGGACTATGACATGTACTACACAGAAGAAGAGCTTAAAGAAGCCCTAGAACGTGCAAGAGTAAAAATAGATAAGATTACTGAGCGTACTAGTGAATATACACGAGGAACAAATGATTGCTTTGCTTTATGGGCGAACTATGACGAGGAGTTAAGAGGTTTAGACTCAAAAGCAAGAGACTTAGTATCATTTAGGTGGAACTCCACCAGAGAATTTGTAGTTAAACTTGCCAGAACAGGTTTAACAATAGAAGATTACGCCACGGATTGTGGATACAATATAATAACAAATAAAAGACCAATTGCCGGAGATGTGGCTTTCCTAGATGGAACCATGATTAATGACGGTAGATATTGGGTCTCAACAAACGAAAACAACAGCGGCACTCACAAAGTGCGCAGAACACAAATAATAGAACCGAAAATAAAAGTTCTAGCAAGACCTATTAGGAGAGTAGAATGACCGCTTATTTTTATAATGGAAGCCCAATAGTAGCTCCTTTAACGATTGAAAGCAATCAGCCGATGTTTGTCAATGATACAGTATCGCTGAAACAAATAAGAACTGCAATGAACGCACAGCGTTGGGAATTGTCTTTTGACGTTATAACAAACGATAATGCAGTAGAATTACTTATCGCACAGACGGAAAGCCCTCAAGCGATAAAGACAATGATTATGCCACAGTTAAAAGAAGTATGTGATTCAGGTTATGGTAATGTTTACAATGACTTTATATCTACAACTTCAAATTATACTGCAGGGGAATCAACCATTAACCTTACAAAACAAACCGGCACAGGAACAGTACCTAGAGGTTCTTTTGTTAAGTTTAGTAACCACAACAAAGTTTACCTTTTATTAACAGAATTAGATTTAAGTACTTTTACGTCAGGTGATGTAGACATATATCCTTCATTAAGGCAAGACCTTTCAACAGGCGTTCAAATGCAAACTTTTGACGATGTTACTCTATCTTACAGACCAAGCATAGATAACGCTAAAGGCATAACTTACAGTGACGGCATATTAGCAAGCCCCGGAACAATAAATATAATTGAGGCAATCTAATGAGAACATTTTCAACTAATGTTCAACAAGCTTTAGCTCAAGACTACGTAGAATACTTTTTCTTGGTCGAGTTAAATTTGAACAATAACTATTATATGACAACTCACTCTACAGATTTAACTGTTGACGGTCAGTTGTTTACAGGCAATGGCACAATATTTGATTATGAACCTCCCTCTAAAAACTCAGTAGTAGACAGGGAAGCTTATAGCATTTCTTTTGTAGACCCTTCTCACACTCTTTTAGCAGAAGCTAGGACAGGCATTGTTGGGAAGAGCGTAACTATAAGAGCTGGCTTTGTTCACACAACAGCAGGGCCTTTAACTAACCCAAGTGATTTAGTTTACGTTTACAAAGGTTATGTTGATGCGCCTACAATAAGTAATGACTTTGACTCTAAAGTAATGAAAATAGAATGTTCATCGCCTATGGCTGACTTAGATGCAGTTAAGCCTTATTTTACAACCAAATATGGTGTTACTCAATACGATTCGGCAGATACTACTTTTGATAGAATCTATGACGGCTACACCTTACAACTTAAATGGGGGAAAACCTAATGGGAATGGACCCTTTTACTATTGCTATAATGGTGGCTTCTACAGCTTACCAACAAAAGCAAGCAAGCAAATTAAAGAAACAACAAGCGGCGGCGGCTGAAGAGCGTAAGGGTGCTATATTTTCTGTATCTAACGAAGTAATTTCTTTACCGTTAGTTTATGGAAGGCAACTGGTAGGTGGTGTTCAATTTGACCACAAGATAAGAAAAGACTACATATATGCGGCTCCGGAAAATGGCTGTGATGTATTCTTATCTAATGCCCCAAAACCTTATACTTTTAACAGTGGTGTTTCAAACAACCTACAAGCTAAATCTTTGTTTTCACATGAAGCTGGCTCTGACACAACAGACGGTAGCTCTCAAGCTTTAGGAAGCAATGTGCTTGGAACTAAGAATGAATTCATGTTTGCGAAACACGCAATATGTCATGCTGGAATACATCAAGTAGTCCACGTTCAAGTTAATGGTAACGCTTACAATCACAGAGACTTTAAGAAAGGTCAAAGAATAGTTGTACACCCCGAAGGAGGTACTTCGAGTTTACTACAGAATAACGGATACCCTGCACTTGATAAGTTTACAGGTGTTTGTTATGCAGACGAAGTATTCAGATTAGACAGAGAAGAAAACAACTACTCCGGTGCGCCTGATGTTCAATATATGATTGAAGGTATGAAAGTTTATTCTGTACTTGAAAACAGCGGTGTTTACTCATTAAGCTCTACTAAAAGCTACAGCAACAACCCTGCTAACGTATTGTTAGATTATTTAACAAATGATGTTTATGGAAAAGGTCTTTCTGCTAACGAAATAAACTTACAGTCATTTTATGAAGCGGCTCAAATTTGTGACACAACAGTCAAATCAGGGGCGGTAATATCTGGACATGCTTTGGGTGCAAAACCTTCATCTGTTTACCCTAGCTATTCTCAATTCCCAGACTCTAATTCTTGGGGTTTTGAAGATGTCTATTTAAAAGCAAATGATACAGGGTTGTATTACCAATGGGTAAAAATCGGCGGAACAGATAAAGACCCTCAAGGACAATTTCAAACAGTTGTTACGCCTACAAGAAATATACCTTTGTATGAGTGCAACGTTACTTTAAGTACAGAAAATAGTATAAGAGATAATGTAGAAGAAATACTTAACTCTATGAATTATGCAGAACTTACTTGGGATAATGATGGTAAATATAAGCTATCGCTTGAGTACCCTGCTAACGATGCGGCGACTAACGCATTAGTAACAACAGATTTCGATGAAGACAATATACTGCTAGATAACTTCGATATTAGTTTTCCTTCAGCAATAGACAGATTTAATCATTGTACTGTTTCCTTTTTAAACGAGCATAAAGATTTTAAAACTGACACCGTGTCTTGGCCTCCTAGAGGTTCTACAATACATAACACTTATAGTGCAGAAGATAACTATCAACCATTTGAAACATCTTTAAGCCCAACTACTATATCTAACCCTTATCACGCTTTAGCCAAAGCAGAACAAATTGTTCGTTCATCTCGTTCAATATTTACTGTTAGGTTTAAAGCCACAAGAGAAGCTCTAGTAGTCGAGCCGGGTGATTTTATTTCAGTTAAATTAGAAGAAGCTGGCATAACTACTCCAACAGTATTTAGAGTACAGTCCATTGCTATAGACGAAGATTTTAATAGCGAAATAGAAGCTTATTTGTTTGATGCAGATGTTTTGTCTTGGAATATCGCAGATGATGTGGCGTACCCAGAAGTTACTGTGTTTGACTTTTTAACGCCTAATGTTACTAACTTAGTATTAGACCAAAATTCTGTTTCAGAATACAAAGTAGGTAAGCTTACTTGGGATAATGTAGATGACGATGGTTCAGGTAATTTCTCTTATGAAGTATGTTATAAGAAAGATACTGACAGTGATTATTTGCCTTTAGGAACAAGTAATACTAAATACTTTGAGTTTACTACCTTAGAGGATTTAGGAACACACTCTTCTTATGATTTTAAAGTATTAACTAGAAGCGTATTAGGTCAAAGAAGCACCGGCACTGAAATTACTAGTGTTACTGTGGATAATGCACCGGGGGCTGTTTCATCTTTAAACGTTGTAGAAGAACTTTATATTACTAACAACGCTTCAGGTGTTAAATCAAGAGCATTGTTAAGTTGGACTCCTGACAATTCTGGGTTAAACTCTGCTTATTTTCTTGTAGAGTATAAGAAAAATACGGAATCAGTGTTTACTACTGCAGGTACTGTTTCTTCTGACCACATTACGGTTCCAGACGTATCTCACAGTGCTTATGATTTTAAGGTAACTCCTTTTAGTGACTTTGGTTTTTCAGGACCGGCAGTTACTTTCCAGAAAAATATTGTTGGACTTTCAGCGGCACCCGCTACTCCAACTAACTTTTCAGGAAATATTAATGAAGGTCAAATAAACTTGTCTTGGGATTTGTCTACAGATTTAGACGTTATATATGGCGGTTCTTGTGAGATTAGGTTCCACAACGAAACTAGTGCTACAGCGTCTTGGGAAACAGCTTCTGTACTCGTTGACTCATTGTCAGGAAACACTAATAACAAAACAGTACCCACATTACAAGGAACGTTCTTTATCAAGTTCAAAGACTCTAGAGGACATTACTCTACTAATGCGGCTTCTTTTATTAGTAACTTCTTTGACAATAGTTTTAATCAGATTGATTTAATAACCGAGCATACTGCGTTCTCAGGAACTAAAGTAAACTGTACAAAGAACAACGGATACTTAGAGTTAGACGTAAACCAAACAACTATGACTTACAGTTTTAGTAATGTATTAGATTTGGGAGAAGTTATCTCTGTTCGTGTTTCTCCTCAATTAGATACTTCAGTTACTTTAAGAGGTGTTGATGTTGATGATTACGCTGATGTATCTGTTGAACAAAACTTTGCCGGACCTTTACAAAACGCTGTTTTAAAAGTAGAAGTTTCAACTACACAAGACGACCCTAATGGTGCAAGCCCTACTTGGACAAGCTATGAGTTACTAACTATTGGTAGCTTTACTTGTAGAGGTCTTAGGTTTAGGTTTATAGGTATTGCAGAAAACACTAACACAAGAATACTTGTAAACGAACTAGGTATTTTAGTAGACAAGAAAGATGTCATTAAAACAGGTACAAGCACAAGCAGTGTTAGCGGAGACACCCAAGTAACTTTTGCAGTTCCTTTTTACGCAGGAATTGGTGGTGGTTCAAACCCAACTATCGGTTATGGTATAATTGGTGGGCAATCTAATGACGTAGTGGTTATAACTTCTAGAAATAAAGATGGGTTTTATTACTCAGTATTTCATAACAACAGCCGAGTTCAACGAACAATTGACTGGCAAGCTATTGGACAATAAGGATTTTTAAATGTCAACAACAAGTAGAAATATTAATGCAAGCCAAGATGGTAGTGCATATACATCAGATTTGAACGACGCTTTGGCGGCGGTAGACACTTGTCATGCAGGTTCTACAGCTCCAACAGACGACGTTTTAGATGGGAAACTCTGGCTAGATACTAGCGGGACAAACCCAATATTAAGAATTTACAGAGGCGCTTGGGTGCCTTTGTTTGAAGTTACAACAAGCGGTGCTACCGTTCAAGGAACTATCCCAGACGACGGGCATAATCACACTATATCTAATATAGATGGTTTACAAGCGGCTTTAGACACGGCAGGGGACTCTTCAGGAGACATCTCTGTAGACTTTAGTGCGGCTGTTCTTAACATTGGAACTAACGTAGATTTCGGTGCATGGACGGTAAGTGAATCTAGTAATAAGCTTTATTTTGCGTACAATGGTGTAAACAAAATGAGCGTAGATAATAGTGGGAACTTAGTAGTAACTGGAAACATTACTGCATATGGGAGTGTTTAGCTATGGCTTTACCTAGTTCCGGCGCAATATCTTTTAGTAGTATACGGACAGAATTTGGGTTAACAGGCTCATTAAGTCTAGGTGATTTATACCGAGGCGCAAACGGAGACGGGACGATAAAAGACAACTATGGTGAAAACGATAGTGTCCCGCTTTCCGGAGCTATTGACATATCAGACTTTTATGACTTATATTTAGAAGGAAGCATCACTAATAAGCTTTCTAACTTTGACACTTATCGCTCCAGTGCTTTAATAACCACAGGACGTGAGTCAGGCGAAACTCTTGTTACTCACACAGGCAGTCTACACATAGGTAACCCTCACTCTAGATATCAAAGTTTTGATGATGTTCCAAATACTCAAACCAAAAGTAGCTTAGCCTCTGTTAGTCAGTGGTCAACTCTAGTAGGTATTGCGGGTATGCCGGGGGGTAGTAACTTAGCTAACTCTATTACTAGCTCTCACACTCAATATAATTATTATCATGACACTTATGCAGGTAACGCTAACTTTGCAACTACACAAATAAACTTACCCATTAACCAATTAGGTAATTTAAACTACAGATTTAACAGGCAAGCCTCAAACAAGTGGGCTTCAGGTGGTTTAATAATATTACCCGGAAAGTGGCAGTTTGATAGAAGATATGTTGCAACCGGCTCTGGTTGGGGTATTAACACTCTCGGAATCTCTAACGATGCACCTT